GAATGTTGTTTTATCAGTAACAATTAACGATGCTCCACCAGGCACAGAAATATCATATGCAAGGTAATAAGATGTACCAGCACCTGCAGCCGCTGTATTGTATGCTACACGACATGTAACAGCAGAAGCGGTAATATTTGATACAACAATGTTGTTAATTTTTAACGCTTTACCACTAGAAGCAGCATTAGAAACCTGGGATGCTAGACCAGTTGTAAGTGCTGCGGCGGCTGATTTAGCCGTTATAGTTGCGACGTTAACGATATTAGGTGCGGCCATTTTTTAATTCCTTAAATTAGTTTATAGTATTTATATTCTTATCCGAAAACTATGGCCATTGCGATAGCTTTACCGGTAGAAGCAAATGTTGGGGTTACGTTAGATGCGCTTGTAATTCTACCATCAGCGCCAACTACGATTACAGGAATTACCCCGGCGCTACCATACGTATTAGCTGTTACGCCAGATGGTGGTAATGCGACGGTAGTGTTAGATACGCTTGTAATTCTTCCATCTGTACCGACAACAAATGCAGGTATGATCGTAGCATTACCATAAGAAGCGGCCGCTACACCTGATGGGGATAATGAAATACTTGTATTAGCTGCGCTGGTAATTCGACCTTTAGAGTTAACAGTAATCACCGGTACAATAGTAGCATTACCATATGTGGCTGCTGCTACTCCAGAGCTAGCATTCAACTCATTAACAGCGGCTACTAGGTTGCTAGTATTAGATGTTGTTAATCCAGATAGTACCCCAATATTACCATTAGTTGTTGCTAAATTAGTAGTTACTAAAGTAATTTGAGTGTTTTGCGTGGCATTGGATGCAACTAACTCATTAATAGCTACTACCAGATTACCCTGGGCTGTTGTAGTTAAGTTAGTTAAAACTCCGGATGTAATATTTAAATTTGAGAAGTTATTGTCTACTTCTAAATTAGTTAACGGAGAACCTTTAGCAGAAGATCCTGGACTTGATAAGGATCCTGCGTCTCTTAAAATGATAGTTGCCATTAGTTAGCCTTATTATGTTCTAATTTTTGAATTAAAGTAAACATAAGTTCTTTTATGTCTTTAAGTTCGTCTTTAATATTATTTATATCTTCTTGAGTTGAGGTATGGGATCTAGCATAGTTTTCTCTAAAAGCTTTTTCTGCTTGATATACCCTAAAGCTGTCAGTATCTTGCATAATAATAGCTTTACTCTTCGCATCTCTAACCAAATTTGGTTGACCTTCTACTTTCATCTTCATTAAGCTAACGCAATCAATCTTAAGTTTTTAATCTTAGGTACCTGCGCAGTATTGGTAGATTTAAACACTACCTTAAATACTAATGCATTAAATGGGGATAAGTTATCTATTTGCTTCTCAATCTCGATAAATTCTCCAGATAAAGAAGTAGGTATAGTTACATTTGTTAACTCAATAAACTCTTGCTCAGAAAGAATCTCTGTTTCACCAAGCTCTTTTACTTTGTAATAGAAGGAAACTGTAGCATCAGCAGGCTTACATACATCTACCCTTAGGTTAATCGATGTAGAATCATTAATAAAGTCAAACTGTCTTGTAATATACTTGGAATATACGCTACCACCTGTTGCCGCCTCTTCTGCAACAAAATTAATTCCATTAGTAATAGTGTATGTGTTACTTACACTTACGTCTGTAGTCAAAGCATTACCGCTTATTTCAACAATCTTAACATTGGATCCGCTATCTAATACATCAATTACTCTGAATTGACCATTATTAGGATTAGTACCAGTAATATTGATATAAGTACCGTTAACAATAGCAGAAGCATTTGATATATCAATAGTATCAATAAAGTTAATCATAGCAATGTTAGCACCATTAATATTACCAGAAAGTAAAGTAACATTAGCTGTTGTGTTAGCGCTTACAATAGTCTTAATATCATAAGAAAGATTTTTATTAGCATAAGTTGGTGAATCGACTAGATTCTTAGCTAAAACTAAACCAATTTGCTTGCTATCAATTAATGGGGCTACGTAAGAATTAGTAGTATTTAGTTCTATTTTATATATAAAGGACGAAGCATTGGAAAGGTTAAACTGAGTAGTAGCATTACCTGCAATTAATCTCGTCTCTGTTAAGTCATTGTCCCCTATAACAAGCTTACTAAAAGCGGAGTCTACACTATAACTTTTAGATGTAGCTTTATAGCTTGGAGTAATAGCACTTACCCCTTGAGTAATTGTAGATAAGACAGGGAATATAGTATCAAATTGTGTATCTTGAGTGGCATACATACTCTCACCACCAAAGCGAGTTGCTTTTGTTACCCCTGTAACAGCTGTCGGCAGAGTGACCGTGTATGAAGATAATGTCACGTTAGATACTGCTAAGTTAACATCTATAAACGTATTAGAATTTACACCATAAAAAGCATTAACATTACCTGATTCGGATTGAGCATTAGCTAATCCCCCTAAAACTACATAACCACCGTCAGATAGACCGTGATTAAAATGATGTACTTTAAGGGTAGCACTTGACGGGTAAACTTCCAACGGATCTTCTTCTAAACTACCAAATTCATAATCTCGCATTAACGGTAGAAAATTAATAGAACCAGTCATACCCGTATTAAATACTGCTCGATACAACTTAAACTTTAAATCTTCTGCCTGCTTAGGCGTCCAGGAAGATGCATTTTGCGATTGATATAGAGTACCTACGTATGGTTGCTCGGTAATTCTCTTCGATGTTATAGTATCGATACCGTCTAGTTCAGAGACCCATACTCTATAGTTCTTGGAATCTGAACCTAGAGTTAAGGAATATTCACCAATATCTAAAAATACCGGGCTTGAAAAAGTAACTGTAGTTGCTACGTTTGCATTGCTGGTAACATTTACTGTACTTGGGTAAATGTAAGCTTGAGAAAAAGGTACTACGTAGGGCCCGGGATCCCCATTTACATTTTTTCTAATAGCAATATGAGCAGGTATAGTAGTGTCTTTTGCTGAAAAGTATAAATCAACTTTTGTAACAATACACGGGGTATCGATAAAAAAAGTTTGTGCTAGAGGATCTAATAAATTATATGCCATAGTTTTCTTATTTTAAAATAGCTCTTGCTGTAATAGCACTGACACTCGCCCCATTAGCTACCCCATTTACAAGAGTAGCTGAAATAGCTTTAACAGCGTCTAAGTTACTAAGAATGGGTTTCTGAACAGTAGTAATGCCTGGTCCATATGGAGCCGGGGTAGTAAGTTGACCGAGTAATCCGTTCGGTGCTGTTTCATTTTTAGAAACCCCCCCGGCTACTAATGCGATCGTTGCACCGTAAACAGCTTGTCCAGCTGCATTAAGAGATACACTACCAGATAAAGCCCCGCTAGGGCTAGTAGCATTAACCGTCATATTGCTTAATGTTGTTGCAGTAACACCTCTATCAGCAAACTTACCTTCCCAATATGCTAAACCAGCTGCATCTGGTTGTCTACCAAAGGCATTAACATAAACCTGAGTAATATAACCCCCAACAACATTTTTTACTACTGGGACAACAGGAGTATCATTAGTATCTGTACTACCTCCCCCGCCACCGCCGCCACCACCGCCACTGGTAGCTATAACTTGTGTTCTTTCCTGCGTTACAATTGTAGAATCTAATCTAGCATTTCTAGTAGAAACGATCTCGTTAGCTATATTTCTTAACTCACCAGAGCTATTAAATATTGTTTCTGAAAAAGTCTCTTGATCAGCTACTGTATTAGATGCTGAATCAGTTAATCTAAATGTGTATTTACCTGTATTTAAATTATTAATATCTGCTATATAGCTATAGTAACCACTGGCATTACCTGAAGCATCAGTTAAGATTGGGCTAGCAATGAATTCATAGGTACTATATGCATTATCATAAAAATCAGGTTCATTTATACTAATTGCATTAGCTGTTCTATTTAAGTACGGAGTTACATCAATTGAATTAAAGTATGCGTATAGTCTCGTATTAGGCTTCATACCCTCAGCATTAAATTTAATAACCACGTCTCGCATTTTAGGTATTACGGTCTTGGAAACTACAATATCATTATTTACAGTAGTATTAATAGTTTCTGTAATAGTATAGGTAATCCCTTCTTGCTGCTGTACTAATTCATTACCTGAATTACCGTATCTCAGATCTCTCCAGTTGCCCCAAACTGTACCATATGTACCTTTAGCCTTTGCATCAGCTAACAAAGAATCGTAATTACCTTGAACATCTCTGTATACATCAGGTACTCTTTTGTCATTAAACCAAACATCGGATGGCGGATCTAAAGTTACCTGTCCGCTAAACAATACAACATTAAATGGATTTAAATTAACTGTCTTGCTGGATTTAGTGTTGGTAATAAATGCTTCTTCTGTATACGGTAAGGTATATAGATCTCCGGCTAGAACATAATTATTAGCCGTTCTATCTGCTAAGGTAGTAGCTTGTTCACCTAGCTTAACAAATCTTGTTTCACATAATGGCCTTGCTTCGTTCTTATTATAATCAATAGCTACTGAATAGTCAATATTGGTAGGATCCCCGATACCATGGCCGGTAAATGAATCTACAATAAATCCATTTTTAAATCTATCGAAGCCTTGTGCATCTTTAATTTGAAAAATTTGAGTATCTTTTTCTGCTAAACTTAATGTAGTATAGTATTCAAGATTTTTAACTCTATTTTCAATACGCCCAATATCCCGCATTGTAAATCTTTTATTATCTACTGGGAATATAGTAATATCTTTAGTTATATCAAAAACATAGGCTGCTTGCTTATGAATGTACAACACCATTGCATCGCTCGGTGTAGGGGGCTCTGCAGGGTTAAGAGAGCTTACTCCTTTTACCACTCTAATTCGACCAGATCTATCTAAGACAAGCTTATCAATTCTAGGTAAATAATATTCATAATCGGTAATAACATCATTTTCAAAGTCTAAAAATTCTGTAACGCTTGCTCCTGTACCGGTAAAAGCAGTGCCAGCGTCATTAATTCTAGATCTAAAATCTAAACAATCTCTTAAATTATATGTTACACCCCCAGATACAAAAGATGGAATATCTTCATAGTCAATATCATTATATGATTCTACAGAGAAGTAGTCTCCGGCACCGTGGGTAAAATAATCAAATGTAATTCTAATTGGACCAGTGGGCTTAGCAGCTTCTGGTTTAATTTTAATTGTACCAACATCATAGTATGTATTTCTTTGGCCGTTATCAAAAATAAATCTACTAGTAATGTCTACTTCGTTGGTAGTAGAGTATGCAGTACCAAAAGCATTAGCAGACATTTTAACACTAGAAAGCTGGTATATATCTGCTTTACCTAATGTAATAGTAGCTGCTGTACAAGTATTTTCTGTTGTATAATCTATAGTAGCAGCTGATACTAAAGTTTTAACCTTCTTATCAGCTGCTGAATTAGATTTTTGTAGTGTAGTAACAATTATTACGTCTTCAGAAGTATATGTTGGGTGTAATGTTATGGTAAGAGTTTTACCAGTAGGAGACCCCGATCTGGTAACATTTGAGCTTGTAAGATTAATAAAACTACCTGCATTACCTCCTGATGTAACTACCAGTTGATAATTATCTGTAGAGAATCCGCTAAAGACTTCGTCTGTACCTGCAGTAATCGATACATTACCCCCAGATAAGGTTCTCGAATAAACTCGGCGCGAGGTATAGGTTGTTGCAGTACCTGCAGCATCTACCGATTTAATTACATTATACGGTAATGGGAAGATATATGAATTAAGAGCTGAATCTTGTATAGTGGCTGTTTGGTAACTATAAGTTACCCCTGCTAGATTGCTAGAAGGTCTAGGTGTAACGTTAGCTGAATAAGAACTAGCTACATCCATAATTCTTAGACTCTGAGTACCAATAGTTATATAATCCCCAGTTGCTAATTGTGTAGTGAATGTAGTACCAACGCCTACGATCGTATTACTTAGAGTACTCGCAGTCACTGTACCGATTAAAGCAGTATTAGTTGGAACAATATCTGCTGTAAAATCTTCGTAGCTAGCATTATCATAGTACAATTGTTTAACATCATGAGTAAATGAATACCCAGATTCCATTATAATATCAAACAAATATAACTTATAAACTGCTGTAGCTGTACCAATTGTACCTGAGTCAAACTCAATAGATCTAATCTTAGCCGTACCGATTTTTGTTCCAGCCGGAGAGGCTACAACACTGGTGTATTGATTATACAGACTTAAAGTAGCTAAATTAGCAAGGTCTGGAATACTATTAATATTAGTAGCCAGTATATAATTACCAAACGTTGTAGCAATTGTACTATTAGTTACAGAGACTGAGTCGCGAGCTTTTTCTTGCTCAACATATTTGGTGCGAATAGAATCAATCTCATAGCCTTTTACATATGCTTTACCGGGAGATACAACATTTAAAAATAAGGAAGAATTACCACCTTCTCCAGCAGTATACATTCCATCAATTACTGTAATCTGGGTATTTGCATTAGTAGTTCTTAAATGTTCTTTAAGTTGTACTCGATAAGGAGTTACTGTATAATCGCCTGATTCATCATATGTTCTTCTAGCTAATGTATCATTTAAAATATTATAGTTAGAGCTTACGGTTTGTCTTATAATTTCACTATCTTGTACTCTTACTATCTCAACAAAATTAGCTTCGTCGGTCTCAGCAGGTGTAAAACTTCTTTTTGATAATGCTAATGATATTTTATAACGATCAGCCCCTGGAGCAAAATAATTATATGTTTCAATTGCAGGGTCTAATAAGGTCTCATCATCATCACTGGTAATTACGCTTTCGGTAATTTGAAATCCAATGATAACATTGGATGGTACTGAATACTTTTCAACAATTAAAGTTTGTTCTGGGTAGTATACAAAGGAACCTTTAACAAATAAAGCTCCACTAGTAGTAGAGAAAGCAGTGCCTGTACCGGTTGGGGACGTAGCGATTGCTTGAATGGAAGTTGCACTATCTTCTGTAGTTATAACCTCGGAGCTACTAAATGCTGTGGTAGTACCATCTGTACCAGAGTTTAAGTACTTAACATAGATTGTAGGTTCATCTGTAGAAGTAGCAAGAACATAATTAACAACAAGAGCTCTAACCCCTGTTGTCTGCCCTATTACAATTTTATCTACTAAACTATCAATAACATCATCAGCAACAACTGAATTGTAGCTAGTGACTAGTTTAACATATTTGTATCTTGTATCATACACCTGTTCACCAGGTACTACTATAGAACCTTCTTTAAATATATTTTTACCGAAACGCTCAATTTGCCCTTGAATAAGGGTCTGCATCTGGGTTAATTCACGAGCTTGAACCGCACGACCTGGTTTAAATAAAATACGATAAAAGTTTTTAGTTTCATCGTAGTCATCATAATAAGGGGTAGTAGGGTAAGTTTTCATTATAATCTTATAATTGTTCTGAGAGTTACTAGTTGTTGGTCACTATAGCTGACCGTCGTTCTGTTATCAATATATAAAAGATCGCCGCTAAACTTATTTATACCCGGTGTATTGTTAACGGTTGTTATAGTATAATTTGTATTAGATAAAGTATCGACTAATACATTATTTGCAATTATCGGGTAGTTATTTTTATTATTGATTAATATTTGATTAGTAGCTGGCACTACTTCCACTACTTCAAATACCTTAGAAGTATTACCACTTAATGTTAATTCTGTATCTTTAGATAGTGCACCAACACTACCTACAGTAACTAGGTAGCAGCTGCTACCTGTAATATTAGAATAAACATCTTCACTTCCAAATTTCTTAATATCTTTAATAATACCAAATTGTCTGTAATCATTACTAACTACAACACCTTGATTAGCCTCATTATTTATTGTAGAGTACAACAGGACAGTATCAGCAAATAATACTTTCACAGGATCAAACCCGTGACCGTTGTATGGAGATAAAATTGCAGATACGTTTGCGTTAGCACCGTCACCTGTTATGATTACATTAGCATGTGTATACCCTAAACCAGGAGAAGTAACCGTAATATAACTTACGGTGTTGTTAGCTAAAACAACATTACCTATAAACCCTGTACCGTCTCCGGAAACAGATACATTAGCGTATGAATAACCATTACCTGCATTGTGTATTCTGAAGGCATATAATGCACCGTCAATGGCAGATAACTCTACAACATTTTGTAAGGTATCAACATCTCCAATTGATAGTGTAGTATAGGCGTTAGCGCCTGTTCCATCTCCTACTACCTCAATATCTGCATAAGAATACCCGGAACCTGGTTCTTCTATAATTACATCTTCTAATTGACCTGCAGCATTAATATAAGGTGTTAATACTGCACCTGTTCCATCTCCAATTAAAGAAATTGTGGTTTGTATATTAGAACTGTATGCTGTACCCGGATCCTCAATTAGAACTCTATCTATAGCACCGTTGTATAAAACAGGCTTTAAAATTGCAGCAGAGTTAAAGAATAAATTAGCTGATGCATTAGCTGTAGGCTGAACATTACCACTAGTACTAATGGAGATATTGGTATTTGCTTGAACAGCTGTCGTATAACCGCTACCTGGATTCGTTATAACAATATCTACTAGGGCATTACTACTAAAAATTAAGTTAGCTGCAGCGTTGGCGGTAGGCTGAACATTGCCGCTAGTACTAATAGTAACTGTAGTATTGGCAACAACATTAGTAAGATATAAGGAACCAGGTGTGTATATTTTAACGTTACTTAATCCTTTGTATAAGCTAGCGCCAGACCCTATAGAATCAGTAATACTAATACTAGCTGTCTTATAGTTAACACCAGGGTTATCGATAATAACATCAATAAATCTGCCGCTTGCATTAAATACAGGTCTTAAAGTAGCAACTGTATTACCAGATAGTCCTAAGAATTGACCATTGACTGTTAGGGTAACTAATGCGTTTCCTAGATAACCTGTTCCTGCATTATCGATAACTACACTACTAATTTGACCGTTAGAGTAAAAAGTATTTGTAACCGCCCGCTGAACAGGCATAAAAGCGCTTGTAAGAAATCTATTTCTTAATGATAATGGAATTGAATATAAGTATTTCCAAATATAACCATCTGCTGTTGTAATAGGCGTAGCGTCTGTAAAAGACGGCTCTACTGTAGAAGTAGCTCCATTTTTATTAAACAAACAAACATAAACATTAAAGTCGCTAGACAAAACATAAAAGGTAGCGTCTTTTAACTTAGTTGCTCCTGAGCTGGCAGGATAAGAGGCTGAATAATTACCATCATACTGGTCGTATACTGTACCTGTTGCCCAATCTCTTCTGGGGACTACTAAAGAAGCATCTTTTACATTAATTTTCTTTACTGCTATAATGTTATTACGAGTATCATACTCATAGTCTTGAGTTACCTCAGGGGTAGGGGGATTATTTTCATCAGCCCAATCAATTATATTACCAATAAAATAGTAATAGTTAGATCTACGAGATAGAATCTCATTATAGACAGTATCAGCCAACGATTGGTGAATCGTGTCTTTTAGAAGAAATGGCATGTTAGGATATGGTTACATTCCAAGTAATAACAATAACGTCGGCAGCACCTTTATTAACTTCATTAAAATTGGTTCTACAAAGCATATCACCGGTGGAGCCTGCATTAAAAATAGCTGCTTCAGTTAGGGAGCCAGTACCTGTGCCTGCTGGGAACGTAGCAACGTAGGCAATAGTATTGTTAGTTCTTGTTGACGAGTCTAAAACAACTCTACCAATCTCTGTACCTAATGCTGTTTGAGATATAGTTGCAGCGGTATTAGACGACCCTACAGCCATGTGACTAGGAATAGCTGTGGTATTACCTACTAGTCTAGATGTAATTACATTTTTACCTACAGCTACAATTAGGTTTTTTACTTCTCTTACTTCTAACTCATCTCCGCTTTCATTGAGGCGGGAGATTTTAAGTCTACCTGTTACATTTACTGTTTCTGTAAACATATTATTTCCTTTAAAAATTTAAATCTTATTCGGCTTATTATTATTTATACCGAAAAAACTGTAGTGCTGGTAAGATCTGCTACATAGGAGTCTGTACCAGATTGCAGGAAGTATGTATTATCGCTGTAGTTATTGTTATACGCCTGTAGAACCCCGGTTGAAGTATCAGTTACAATTGTTATATTTTCAGTGTTATCAGTGTTCTTATAAAGAGTGTATACATTAGATGATAAAATAACGTTAGTGCTATCTGTAAATGTTCTTTCATACAGATTATAATAATTAAGAACATCTATAGCTTCAAAGGTATCTCTAAGTTCAAGGAATATATTAGAGGATGTAATTACACTAACGTTAGCTTGTAGATTAGTGGTAGTACTTAAAATTCTATTATTAAATAGATTAGTACCTGCAGGGTGTATTAATTTTTTAACCGTATCATAAAATACACCTATATCCAGATCAGAAGCTAATTGATAGGCAAAAGGCTGGTATAATTGATCGTCTTGTATTCTTATTTCAGGTTCTGATATAAACCCTTGCGATGTTGTAAACTGCCCGGGGTATCTAGCTAAAGCGCCCATGACCACTGTAATTACAGCTGTAGAGTCTAAACTAGCGCCTAAAGTTGTAGCTGAAGTTACTGTTTGATCTGAGGATGCAGTAGCAAGTAAATTACCTGTATATGCATAGTTATCAATATAATCTGAGAAAAAGTATCTAGTCGGGGATATTGCAGTATGTGGAGAAACGATCTCTAATGAGTCTTTAAACCCACCTGATATAGTACTAAATATTTCTGTTCTAGTTGCAATTGTTAGATCACTATACAAATTAATTGTAACATTTTCCGAGGGGTAATTATATCCAAAATTTAAAATACGTAAAGATAAAATACCTCCAGTAGCATTAACTTTTAGAATTCTAATTAAAGTATTGATACCTCCAGCTAGCGGTACGGTAAATATTTGACCTGCTTTAAACCCTGTACCAGATTTTACAACATTTGCGCTAACCGTAGTAGGTCTTACTATACCGGTAAAAATTGTGCTGGCACTGCTATTTACTGAGACTACATCCCCGATTTCAAAAGGAGTAGCGGAGGAAGATTTTAAAAATACCTCGTAGAGATTACTATCTAATAACTTGACTCTAACAATAGCATCGTTATAAACGATATTATTTTTAGTAATAGTTAAAAATCTATCTACTATATTGGTAACACTGCCAGATGTTATTTCAATTCGTAAAGATACTTTTTGGTCCCATGTACCATCGGATGCAATTAAAACATTATCGTACGGGTGACTAGATTCAACCACTGTATCATATAACAGCTTAAATAAGATCTTAAAAGATACCTCACTACCCTTGGCTTCATATAGATCTTTAATTCTTTTAATTAAGAGTCTTTTATTAACTAACGCGTTATATCCAATATCTTGCGCATAGTTAGCAATAAAGTAATTAACAAAAGAGTCTAAAGTTGTATCAATATCTCCATACTCTCTAGCATTTTGTACAACTTCTAACGCGCCTTGATCTTGCTCTAAAAATCTATAATAAGCTTCGATAAAAGAAACAAAAGTCGTATAGTCACTCTTAATAAACTCCGGTACGTGCCCGCTTACCAGCTTCGATATTTTTTCTTTTATTCTGGTAGTTGACATATTATACAATAGCGGTTGAAGTTACACTTACGCCTGCTACAAGACCGCTTGCTGCGTTCACAGCGGTGTCATCTTGCACTAGTATTTGATTTCTATAAACATTTAAGTTATAATATGATTCTTGTACACCAGCATTAATACGTATGTCGGTTGTTCCTGCTGGTAAGGCCGTGGGTGTTAATAAAGGTATCGATAATTCACCGGTCGCGTAATTAACTGTTCCAATATCTGCAGATACAATAGAACCTGTAGCTGAGTTAATTAAACGAAGTACCCCATTACCTTGATTATTAGCCGGGGTATCATCTGGAAGATCAGTTATCTTTACAAGCGTTTGCTCACCATTTATATTAATATAAAAAAAGCTAGAAACTATCTCACCAGGAGT